CTTGCGGGCGTTCTTCGCTCATTGGCTTCCCCCTTGGTTTGGCTTGTGTGGTGGTTTTGGCGTGAAGTAAGGCGCATAGCTGGACGCATTACTTTGCAGCTTGACGCATTGCTCAGGCAGCTTGTCATAGAGGTCATTCTGGTGGCTGAACGCTACGCAATCGTCAAAGCTGGTGAATGCAGCAAAGGCTATGAAAACGGCGTTACTCATCGCTATCGTCCAGCACATCAAAGTCTTCGCCAGAGCCAAAGCAATATTCGCAAGGCACCCATTTTGCTGCGAGAAAACCACCGTTTACATAATCTGCGACTGCGTATTCCTTTTCGTAATACCCCTCGCCATCACAGGTTAGACAAATGCTCATGTGAGGTTCTCCACCATGTTGATTCGCTCGCCTATCCAGCGCATCACAGGCACAGCCATTGAATTGCCCATTGCCTTATAGCGAGGGCCATCAGGGCAGCTTTCTGCTGGCTTGTTGCGATACGGGATTTGCGTGTAGTTGTCTGGAAAGCCCTGCAAGCGCTCGCACTCGGTTGGCGTTAGGCGGCGTACTTGCATTGATGTAAGAAGCGGTGGGTGTTGACCACTTGCTAATGTAAATACGGGGTCTCCTGGTTGCGGATTTGATCCATTAGTAGGGCTTGTAATATTTGTAGTGTCGTAAACCACTGCCGGCGTTTTGCTTTTGTCGAGCGTGGGCGTGACATGCTCTGACACGCTATCGCCTTGTTGCGCACTATTTTGCGCACCAAAGGCTATGACATGATTGCTTTCCACGCCCTCAGTGCCGCGCGGGCCTTTGCCCATGCCAGCAGTCAGCGGGCCAGTGCTTTGCGGCACAAACAGCGGAGCGCCGCCGTTTATGTGCTGGTCTTCTAAGCCCTGCTTTTCAGCAAATGCTGCGTTCAGCGTTGAGGCGACTTTAGCGGGCCAAGTTGGCACAAAATGATTTACGGCTGCGCCTTCTGGCTTTCCGCTTGGGCCACCTGTGAAAGAGCTTGCAGCAATTGTTCCGGCAATTTCTTCCCGCGTTTCTCTGCTCGGCGCAGGATGCCCTGACAGGCTTTCGCGCTCAAAAAGAACCGCTGCGGCACGTTTCCAGTCTCCAAGGTATCCGACAACGAAGACACGGCGGCGTCTTTGGGCCACTCCGAAATACTGAGCGTCAAGCACTCTGTAGGCGAACCCATACCCGAGTTCTGCCAGCGCCCCAAGGAAGGTTCCAAAATCCCGTCCTCTGTTGCTAGACAAGACGCCGGGGACGTTCTCCCAAACCAACCACTTGGGCTGATATTGTGCAGCAATGGCAAGATAGGTGAGCATGAGGTTTCCGCGTGGGTCACTAAGTCCTTTGCGAAGTCCTGCGACTGAAAAGCTTTGGCAGGGGGTTCCTCCAACAAGAACGTCGATTGGGTCATTGGGCCACTCCTTGAAAGCTGTCATGTCGCCGTGATTTGGCGTGTTGGGATAGTGATGCTGCAAAACAGCGCTAGGAAACTTTTCAATTTCGCTAAACCATTGCGGCTCCCAGCCAAGCGAATGCCAAGCGACCGTCGCGGCCTCTACGCCAGAGCAAACAGAGCCGTACCTCATGCCAATGCCCTCGCCGCCAGTATTTCTCTGCTGAGGTAAAAGCAGGTTTCAGCGCTCATGGTGAACAGCATGTCATCGTGGCCAAGCGTACCGCCCAATGCAAAGCTGACGTTGTTGGCCCGCATGACTACTCGCCAATCCCGGCGGTCATACTTGTACCACAGCACGGGCATTAGGTTTTGCGCATTTGCTGCTTTGCTGACCTGTTCCCACCAGCTTGGCTGATGCGTTACATTCAGCCCGCCATAGGTTTTTACCTCAATGCAAAACGGCCAGTCAAAATCGCCATCTGCAAGCAAATCGCCATGATCAGCAGCGCGGTACTGCTCGATGTCGCGCTTGAGGCGAATCCCCATATGCTCAAGGTATTGCTGGCCGACTTGGTATTCGCCTCTGCGACCCTTATCGCGGGCATTAACCATTGGCAGTGGCCTTAGCTAAAGCCTTTTGTAAAATCTCCCAGTCTCGACATTTGACTGCACCTTTGGTGGCCTTTTCGATTTTATAACCAATTATGACAGACGGAATATTATCACCATTCACGTATCTGCTTAATGTTGGCTGTGAGACTCCGATCTTATTGGAAAAGTCGGTTTGGCTTATATTTTCATCATGCAAGTATTCGTATAGCTGCACTTTACGCACCCCAATATGTTGATTTGCATAATGGTTATGTGAATAAAATATTCAGGTCAAGACAATTTAGAATAAAAATATGCGTAAAGTTATAAGTATCATATTGACTTCTATTCAGATCCGTATAGTTTAAGCTTGATTATAGGGAGAATATTATGCAAAATATGAAGAATAATGCGGTCGGCTTTTTCGGCATTGCAGTCTCTAGCTGGTGCAACACAGCAAGAGGGCCAAGCTACGCTTTAAACCTTGGGGCCACTAGAATGAGCCTCTCACGTTATTTTTTGAGCTGGGCGAGCAATAGATCGCTGGGGAAAGTTGGAGAACACTTATGTACACAAAGCTGTACAAAATTAGACGCGAACTTAATGTATCGCAGGAGCAACTAGCGGAGCTAAGCAAGGTAAGCCAAGCCAACATCAGCAAAATCGAGAAGGGCATTATAAAAGCGCCCGCTGCCGATAAGCTAATGAGAATAGCAGAAGCGCTAAATGTAAACGTAGCTGAACTTATGGATGAAGCTACGGAAGTGCAGCCAGCATTTCGATCATTTACGCAAGCTCAAGGCACAGCCATCTTCATACCGCTGTACAATGAGAAACAAACAATGGGCCAAACTTTTGACAAAGGTGATGGGTTTATTATTCGCGCAGGAAGTGCTGCGCAAACGCAAATCAGAAAGCCATCTTTTTTAGACTACTCGGGCGAAGCGTATGCCGCCGTGAATTTTGGATCTGTAATGGAACCAAGGTATTTTTCTGGCGATACACTCTTTGTTGATCCAACGCTGGACGCACAGCCAAAAGATGACGTTGTGCTAATATTCCAGCAGCAAGATAAAATCGTTGGCATCTTTCGTGAGCTTGTAGAGCTTACCGAAGACAAAGCCATCGTTAAAGATGTGCGCAGCAATAAGCCTGTGCATTTCAACAGGGCTGACCTAAACGGCATCCACGTTGTTGTCGGTAGTCAGCGCAGCAGGTCGGGGGGCTAACCCCCCACCTCTATCACATAGTCATCCCGCAGCACATCTTCCTGACGCACCACACGGTAATGCTTGTCAGTCACCTTGCTGCCAATCTCATGGCCCATCAAGCGCTGTATGTGGTCTTTCCTGACGCCCTGCGCTTCCAGCTCATTCTCGTAAAACCTGCGCAATCCATGAAAGCCAAACTTCTGCACACCAGCCTTGGCCACCGCCGGGTATAGCACCCTGTTCAGCACATCCACTGAGCTAAACAATCTGCCATTCCTGTTGGTGAACAAAAATGCACCCGTGCTTTGCAATCGCATTTCTGACAGCCTAACCTTTAGCCGCGCATCCACGCGCAGCTTACGGCGGCTTTCTCGCGTCTTAGGCGCACCTATGTTGCCCTTAACTACGCCCGCTTCAATGCTAATCGTATCGCCAAATATATTGCCCCACTCCAAGGCCAAGATTTCGCTAATCCGCATACCAGTGCCAGCAGCCAGCATAACCATAGTTTTCTTCCAGCCTGAGCATTGCGCAATCACACGCTCAACTTCCTCTTTGCTGGGAGTATAACGCGGGTCAGACTTTACAGCCCGAAGCGGGTCTATGTCTCTGCATGGATTGCTGTCGATATACCCGCGCCGCACAAAGAACTTCATCATGCGAGACAATGTGCCAATCACCGGGTTGACCGTTTGCGGCAGCATGATTTGCCGAAGATCATCTTGCAGGTTGGCTATGTCGATTGGCTCTATGCGATCAATAGGCTGATCACCCAAGGCGGGCAATATGTGCAACTTTATGTGCGACATAACGCAGTCTCGCCGCGCTGGGCGAATCTTGTCGGCATACTTATGGCCCTGCACAAAGTTATGCACCTGCTCATCCAGCAAGGCATGATATTCTGGCGTAAGCCGGGCAAGGGTGAAGTTTCGCTTGTCAATGTCCAGCAAGCCACGCCCGACGAGAGGGTTCATCTTTATAGCATAGGCTTGCGGGTCAATGATGTCAGGCGGTACTTGCCGCCTAACGAGGTTGTTGGTCTTTTTGTCTTTCCAGACTAGCTGAAAGCCGCGATCACTGGACTGGTATAGTCTCAGGTTGCTCAGCTTCAAAATCGTTGGCATCGCATATCTCCTCGATGATTTCAGTCTCAAGGGGAAACATGGCTTGCAGATAAGCTTCTTGTATTTCTACATGCTCGCTGTCGGTAAATTTTTTACGCATATCCGCAAGCTTTTGTAGAAGGTTTTCCCCGTGTACTGTGATTTTAATAGTTTTCACTCTCTCAATCCTCAATATTCACATCTAGTCAAATTAGATTGTTTTAGTCAACCTGTGTAACCCAATGTGTAATTATTTTATGCAAACACGCATGGCTTCTTACATAAAAAAAGACGCAAAACGCCTTTTACTCGTTGTTATTACTAGGAAAGTTTTGGGGAAGCCTTTATGCCTATAAAAGAATAAAACATTCTCCTAAGGGGCAGGTTGCAGGTTCGAATCCTGCCGGGGTCACCATTATTTCCAAGTAATAACAGTGTCCTACGTTAATTTTACTTGCTGGGCCTGTCAACAGGTTTTGCACAATTTTTCGTTTGTGTAATTTCAATAAGCAAGAGCTTGCACATCCAAGGTTTGCTGGAAGCTCAGAATCATGTTCTCGAAGGTGAAGTCTTCCGGGTAGAACGTGAGGTGCTTTCGCTGGCGTAAAAAGCTAGAAGGCTCCAAAATCGCCAAATCAAGATCAAGCGCCACAAAAGCATGGTAATCACAGTCAGGCTCACGGCGCTGCAAATAAGTATAAGCACCACGATTTCCCCTCGCTTTTTTTGGCAATGCTGACTTAACTTGTACGCGCTTGATACTTCCATCAGGGTGACGCACCCATAGGTCATCTTCGGTCTTATCCACCAAAAAGCTCTCAATGTGAAAGTGCTTGGATAAAATAAACGCTACGAAGAACTCACCAGCGCGGCCCTTGGCGCAGGTGTTGTTAGACAATGCCTTACAAAAGACTTTGCGCCTGCTCTAGCATTTCATCGTTACGCCGCGTCCAGCCTCGGCCAAACGTTTTGAAATGCCCTAAGCTTTCATAAAACTTCTGCCTGCTGTCGTGCATCTTTTCCAGCACTTCATGCTCATCAAAATTAGCTACAGCCTGCAAAGACTTGGGGCCAATCACGCCATCTGCTGTTGCACCAATAATGCGCTGCAAGGCCTGCGCTGGGCGTTTTGGCCCGGAATTTACGCACCAGTCAAAGCAAAAAACGTCAACGCCCTGTGGAAGCTGGTCACACTTAATGCGATTCCAGTATTTCTTCTTGTAAAGCGGCGCAACATCGCTGGGCTTTAAGTCACGCATTTCGCTTTCTGTAACGTCACGCCCAAGCCACTGCTCGTACACCTTTTTGGTAACGCCCAGGTTGGTCATGCCGCCAGGGTCTTGAGGGTGATTAACGAAGCCACCTTCGTGGACAAGCAGCCACTCTAAGGCTTGGTCAAAGTTATTTTTCATTTCGCTTTATCTCCACATAAAGACGCCAACAGTTGACGATGGTGTTCAAACTCACAGCGCTGAACAGAGCTATCCATTGCCAAAGTTCCATTATTTTTTCCCGAAGAATTGCTTGCCGCCACGAATGCCAACAGCAGCCGTGCAGACAGTAAACACCAGCCAAGTGTACCACTCAGGCAGCTCAGCCAAACGATCAAAGCCGTTTTTCACGGTGTCTTCCATGCCCGGCACAAAGCAAAGTATTACTGGCACCAGAACAGCAAAAGTCACCACTTCGTCCTTAATGCTGGACTGCGTACCCTGCGCCATAATGCGTTCCCAATCGGCTACGCTTGTCTTTTCACTCAGCATGATTTTGGCCTTGGCTTCGGCCTCAGTCAGCTTGAGCTTTGCATCTGCTGCCTGCTTGGTGGTTTTGGCATCCAGCCATGACCCCGCAAGCTGTGTGATTGGCCCCAGCAATGCTTGTATCATTTGCTGCCCCTATCGGTCTTAGCTTCTTTGTTCATCCAAATGCCAAAACAACCAGTCAAAGCGCCCATACACACGCTAACAAGGCCAGCCTGACCGTTTGATGGGTTGGGTAAACCCATGTACCAATGCACAGATTGATAGGTTAAGATCGTGACCACCAGCATCATAAGCCGGGGGAATATCTTGTAGTCATCAATGATGGTGCTTGCCATGCTAAATCTCCTTGTCGATCACCAAGCCCTGCGGAAGCTTGCCCGGTAAAATCTGTCCATTGCTGGTGTAAGTCGCAGCGCGTTGCTTTTCTTGTATTGCCCGAAGATCAGCCTCACGCAGATGCGTCTGGCGATGCTCCTTGTCTAAGCGCTGGGCTTCCATATGAGCCTCGATGCGCTCCCGGCTTTGCGTTTGCTGATGTATGTCTGACTGCACGTTAAACGGCGCTGAGCCAACGCCAGACAAACCGTCAGCCATCAGTAATTCACCGCAAGATAAACAAAGCCAAACAAAGCGCCTGTCGCCAGCAAGAATAGGAAAAACCCGGCAGACCAAGCTATGATGGCTTCCTTGCGCTCAATGCGCTTGTATTCCTGTTCTTTCTGCTTTTGCCGTATTTCGTTTTCCATGCGGATTAACTCTTGCCAGGCGCTAGGGCCAAGCGTTCCGCTAATCCACTGGCGCAACTCGTCGCGCATGTTTTCCTTTTGCTTTTTCTGTACGAAAAGCTCCATAGCCATAGCTTCAACAGAACCGCCCATAGCCTGATACCACTTTGGGTTTTCTACGCGCTTAGCTGCAAAGTCGAAGTCGGCAATAGCCTTAGACCAACGGCCCAAGTCGCCAGCCATACCTTCAAGATCACGGCCAATCTGACAGCCCTTCTTAATCGCATTGAATGCAGTAGACGCCGCCATAATTGCTGTTGCCGGGTCAATCATTTTACCCTCGCATAGCTTGGACAGAGCGCCCCGTAAGGCACCCTGATTGTTTTGGGATAGTGGTAGTAAAAAAAAGACCGCTCCCTTGGGCAGCGGTACTGACAAGCTGTGTAAAGCTCGCCACCTGTGTAGACCCCCACCAAAATGGCGGTCAATTTGCAGAGCAACTAGCGCTCCATTAAGCGGTCTATCTTTTCCTCTATACGGTCAAACCGGGCAACGATTTGGCCCATCACGGCAGAGCTGTCTACCTTGGTGACATACTCACGAGCCATTTCCTCGCGGGTTTTGTTCAGCAAGATGTTAAGTCTTTGCACCTCTGCGTAAGCGCTGTGTAATACATAACCAACCAATCCTATTGCCGCAGTTAGACCTGCTGACCACAAAGCGCCCATTTCCATATTTAGTTTACCACTTCTGCATCCTGAGGCTCAGCCTCTAGTGAACCCGTCAGCATGTTTACAAAAGCCTCACGCCCGACTGTCATCTGATCAAGGCTAAACTGTGCTGAGCGAATTTTGCGCTCCAAGTCTTGCACATGGTTTATGATGATCTTCTGCTGGTCGGTAAGCTGGTCTTCCGTGTAATCCTGATCGTTAATCGTGATGGTTTTTGCTTGTTTATCTGCCATCAATACTGCTCCTGTTTAAGTTATGCTGCCCACGGAACTCCGTCAGCAGTCGTTGGATTAACTATCGCATCAATCTTAGAAGCAATAGCAGCTTCAGTATCCTCTTGTGATACATGACCCCAGACCCAGCCTTGAGCTTGAGCCTCAGTAATATCGTCATACGGTGTGAAGTCAGCAGCAGAGGCATCGTAGGTTAGGCCACAAGTGCCATAAGCTGATGATGTGTTGCCATCGTCATCAACGCCTGAGCAGCGCCAATGAGCAATGTAAACGCCGCCGTCAGCGATTTCGTGTTCCAATGTTGGAATAGTCCATGTGTAAGTAATAGCCATTTTATATCTCCTTTAGGCGTTTTCTAAGGCAGTAATACGTGCCTCTAGTTCTTGAATTGTAGCAACCAGCAATGGAACTAGCTTGCTTTGATCAATGCCTTGGTAATCAGGAACGCTACGTGTACCCATGACGGCTTCAGTTGTGACATTACCATCATCATCTGTAACTGCTGGTGTGACTTCATATTCCTCGTCACGCATTGCATCTTTAGCACCAGTGACTGCCTCTGGAACAACAGCCTGTGCCTCATGTGCCAAGAAACCATCGACCCTAGTACCATCAGCAATCCACTCAAAGTTGACAGGGTTAAGCTGTTTAAGGCGATTTGTTGCACCTGTCATGGGCTGTGCGTCAGTCTTTAGGCGGTAGTCTGAGGAGGTGTTGTAGGCTGTGGACGAGCCTGTGACGGTAATATTCCCTACCCCAGTCCCTGAGTTATTTAAGAAGAAACCTGCATAATAATTATGGCTTGCTGATGGTCTAGTTGCTAAACCAACTTCATTTGCTCCTATTGAATTTACACCAATTCCACTTGTTGCTCCGGTTATAGTTACTAGTGGAGTAATACCAGAACCTGAAAAAACACTCTCAGTATTCACCAGCAAGTTACCGCTGCTGTCGATGCGCATGGCTTCTGAGCCGCCAGTTATAATACGCAATGGGTTATTGTTGCCGATTAAAATATTTGCATTAGATGAGCCGCCATAGATTAAAAACTCATCACTTGACCCTGCATTTAAGTTGATGGCGGGAACACTCCCACTAATCTCAAGGCCAGTAGCCGATCCACTTGCCGTTGCCAAACTAGGCGAACTCGTCCCAATCCCAACCAGACCGCTGCTGTCGATGGTAACGGCCAAATCGCTGTTCGTTGTAAAGCTTAAAGAGTTATCACTGTGATCGTATTGTATTTTACCAATATTGTTTACGGCCGTATCGCCTAGCAAAATGCTACTTTGTCCAACCGTTCCACCAATAATTTTTAAAGCAGTGTTGTCTGATGACCCAGCATTGTTGTTTAAAACCACCGTGCCGTCTGAAGAGATGCGCATGGCTTCTGAGCCATCTACATTAAACTGCAGCCTAGAAGAACCACGACTATTTGACCTATCAGCATCAAGTATCAAAATATTATCCGCAGAAAGCTCAAAGCTGCGTGTGCTTCCTGAATTGTGTGTTACATACATCCCGCCTGTATCTGACGTTCCAGAACCAAAACGTGCAACACGTCCATCTGACGCAGCGTCTAAGTGCAGTAATGTGCTAGGCGAACTCGTCCCAATCCCCAAAGCCTCATCCGCAGCCGACCAGAAGAACTTTGGCGTGGTGCCTGTGTCCTCGTAGAAGGAGATGTCGCCGTTAGAAGCAATACGCATACTCTCACTATTATTAGTGTAAAGTCGCAAATCTCCAGCTTCTCTGTTGTTGATGTAAGCAATTTCATTGCTCATAGCAATAGACAAACCGTCTGT